AACCAAGACGGGGTAGTTGTTTGGACTGAAATTAATTTCCCATCAGATACGCCAACAGTTTTTGAGGTCGTTGGAACAACTCCAATTACAGACCCATTCGGTTCTTTGATTGGATATAATACTACAGTCATAAGATCGGAGAACCAGCAAATTGGACAATAGCACAGCATTAGTTCAGGCTGCCGTCGGTCTTGAAAGATTAATGGGTGGCACAAAGAACGCTACCCTAACAGATAGCACAGTAGCTCAAGTATCTGCTTATGTATATTACAATGCTCAAGTTCTTGCTAAATTAACTAAGAATAAAGCATTTCAAAGTAAATTTACAAAAACAATTTTTGATCAAATTCAAAAAGATTTTGGATTATATATAGATGCTCAGGCTAGAGTAAAGCCTAAATCTCTTCACCATGTTTATGAATGGAAGCGTGTCGGACAACCAAATGCTCGCCTATTTAAGCTAAAGGTTATTTCAGAGCAAGGTATTTCATTCAGAATATCCTATGAGTTTTTAGATTCCAAGACCCTTGTCCCAACAAGTAAGGGTGTTCACAGACACGTATTTAAGAATAAAGCTATGATTATGGAAAATGGAATTCCAGTAGTAATTCGTCCACGATTCTCAGAAAGATTAGTATTTGAAGTTCCAGGCGGAACAATTTTTATGCCTAAGCAAAAGTCTGTTACAGTAAATAGGCCAGGAGGAAAAGCAGCAACTAATCAATTTAGATTGGCTTATGCAAGATTCTTTACTGGCAATCTAGTAAACAATTCAATCAAAAATTCTGGATTTCAAAAGCTATTCGGTGCATCAATGGCTAAAGCACTATCTATACCTTCAAATATTAAACGTGTTCAGTATAAATTTACTCCAAACACAATTAGCCTACAGGCAGACTCTGCCCTACACAATGCCTTTGGAGGAGTACTATGACAGTAAATTTTAAATTAGATGCAATGACAGAACTTCGTAAATTTATATGGACAAAATTAGTAGAATATAAAATATTTGACGAAGACGATTATTGGTCAGATAATTTAAATGAAAATATTATCCCAATTGTTCCAGTTCAGCAAACTGCTGAAATGAATCAATTTTTGAGCGGGAAGAAGCATATAGTCTATGATAAGGTAGGAATGGCCTATGACGATATTTGGCTTATTTGTACAGAGCAGGTCATATTTACGACATATTCAACCGACTTCTCAGAAATTAATGAAGTAAGAAATTTTATGATTGATCAATTTAGACGCATGGATGATTCAGCCAAAGATGTAAATTATTGGTCTGGAATATCTAATAAGTTTAAGTTTCATTCAATTTATATTGCAGATATATCCCCTACATCTCCTTCAGAGGAGCTTCAGGGATTTTTCTCTGCGGACGTAATCCTTGAGGTCAAATATTCACGGATGACGGATACATTAGGCAGATACTCGTAACATTTGCCTTTTGACCCCTTATGGCCTAAAATTGGATTACATGAGGAAAGAGCCTAGCCAGCTAAAAATTTATAGAATTCACAGGAGGTGGAAATAAATATGCCACAGTCAACAGGTAATGCTAAAAACATTCTCGTTGGTGCGTCGCCATTGTTCATTTCGAACATCGACTCTACTGTTTCTGGATATGAGAGCACATACGCTAACTCAGAGCCAGGACTAAATGGTGGTCCAGCATTTGCAACAGGTACATCTTACACAGATACACTTAATGCAGTAACATCTGGAACATTCTACTATCGTAACGTAGGTTTTACAAATAATGGTCTTCAGATCACTTATAACCCAACATACGATTCAGTAACAGTAGACCAGTTGCTTGATACAGCTAAGCTGTTCAAGTCTGCGATGGAAGTTATGATCATGACAGAAATGTCTGAAGGTACACTAGAAAACGTTCTAGTTGTATTCGGTCAGGCAGACGACCCATCTAATAACACATCACTTAGCCAAGATAACACAATTATCAACGAAGGTACAGCAGGAGCAACATCATCAAAGTCAACTTTGGGTATTGCTGCAGGTGCTCTTGGTATTGCACCAACTGAGCGTCAGCTAGTCGCTGTAGGTCAAGCACCTACAGTACAGCGTGGATCTATTGTAACAAAGACAGAGCGTGTATACTATGCACGTCGTGTTCTTTCCGTACAACAGTCACAATTCTCGCTTGCTCGTACAACCCCAACCACATTTCCAGTAACCTTCCGTCTTCTTCCAGATGGTAACTATGCTGGATCTGAATATGGTAAGATTATTGACCGTGTATTGACAGCTTAATAATAATTTAAATATTATTGCTCAAAGCCCCCGATTTTTCGGGGGTTTTGTGGTTGTATTAGTATTATGTATTTGTTATAATAATTAAGACTATCCAAGGAGGATAAATTGGCTACTACAGTATATGACGTGGAAGAGATCACGTTGCAAAACGGGGACACAGTAAAATTAAAGCCCCTAACAATCAAAGAACTACGTAAGTTCATGACAGCAGTACAAAAGACTGCAGACGTAAAAACAGAAGACGAAACATTAACAATCCTTATTGATGCATGTGCAGTCGCATTGGAAAAGCAACTCCCAGATCTTGTTAAAGATAGAGATGCATTAGAAGATGCACTAGACGTTCCTACAATTAATCGCATTCTAGAGGTATGTGGTGGAATCAAACTTGACGACCCAAACCTACTAGCGGCGGCGGTTCTGGCTGGTCAGAACTAGACCTTGCCGCTTTAGAAGGAGAGTTGTTTCTTCTAGGTCACTGGAAAAGTTACGAAGAATTAGAAGAAAACCTCTCAATGCCAGAATTAATAAATACATTTGAGGCGATGCGAAAGAAAGACTACGAGAACAAAAAGTTTCAAGCTAGTCTGAAAGGTATCAACTTAGATGAAGAAAATAATAAAGAAGGAGGTCCTACGTTCGAAGACATTAAGCTAAGAGCAGCAGGAATTAATGCAGATCGAAGCGATGTCTTGTCACTACAAGGAAGTTTTGCAGCAGAAGCTGGATTCGGAATTGGAGCGGGCTTAGGATATTCTAGGAGCAACTAACTAAATGGCAGAAGAGACAATCAGTACACGCATTGTTGCCAATGCGGATTTCTCAGCCCTTATTGCAGATGTGCATAAGGTCACAGCCAGCCTATCTAAATTACAGGAGCAATTAGCCAACTCTAATAAGATGTTGGCAAATCAAATTTCTGTAATGAATAGGTCTTTCTCAGATACACTGAGAAGTACTGGTCAGTTCTCAACACACTTTGTAAGCCTACAATCAGATGTAGAAAAGTTTGGTAAGAATCTAGATGGCGGAAAATTAAAGTTAAATCAATACTTTAATACATTTAGAGATCATGCTAAAACATCTGGCGGATTAATCAGAGAGCTTGCTAAACAGCAGGTAGCTCTACAAAATGCCATACTTCAACCACTAGGTCGTAACTCTCAGGGATTAATGCAGTTTAACGTGCATGTCCCAAGAGGCTTGGATAATGTTAAAAATAAGACTGCAATTGCAAGACAAGAATTGCAAATTTATAATAAGGTTATTCAAGACGGAGCAGTTCAACTTATTAACTGGGGTAAAAATACTCAATGGGCAGGCCGTCAGCTAACAGTAGGTTTAACTATTCCATTAGCCGCATTTGGAAAAGCAGCAGCAGATGCATTCAGGATGGCGGATCAAGAATTAACACGTCTAACAAAGGTTTATGGTGATGTTGCAGGAACTTCTGCAACTGAATTATCAAGAGTTAGAAAAGAAGTTGAGTTGACAGCAAAGGAACTGTCATCTGCAATGGGTGTAAATTTTAGAGAAACTATCGGTCTTGCTGCTGATATTGCAGCTACTGGAAAAACTGGAAATGAACTATTAGGCTCAATTTCAGAAACAACACGTCTTGCAGTACTTGGTGAAGTAGATAGGCAAGAAGCCATGAAGGCAACTCTTGCAATTCAGTCAGCATTTAAATCTAATACAGATGAATTATCTAAATCTATTAACTTCCTAAACGCAGTTGAAAACCAAACATCAACAACTCTAAATGACTTAGTAGAAGCAATTCCAAAAGCTGGTCCAGTAATTAAGGGACTTGGCGGTAGCGTACAAGATCTTGCACTTTATCTAACAGCTATGCGTGAAGGCGGAGTTTCTGCATCAGAAGGCGCTAACGCATTAAAGTCTGCACTTGCGTCTTTGATTAACCCAACGGATGTTGCAGTTGCTAAATTCCAAGGATTTGGAATTGACTTATTGGGTATTGTTCAAAAAAATGCTGGCAATGTTACAGGCACACTATTTGAATTGCAGGCAGCATTAGATAGATTAGATCCACTACAAAAGCAACAGGCTATTGAGCAGTTGTTTGGTAAGTTCCAGTTCTCTCGTCTAAATGCTTTGTTTGAAAACTTAGGTCGTCAAGGAAGTCAGACTCTTCAGGTTATGGACCTTATGAAGAGAAGCAGCTCAGAACTTGCTGCAGTTGCTGACCGAGAGTTGGCGGCAGTAACAGAGTCTGCTTCAGGAAGATACCGTAGAGCAATAGAAGGGCTAAGAGCCGAACTCGCTGGAATTGGAGAGCAATTCCTTTCAATTAATACAACACTTATTAACGTAGTTCAAAATATCGTAGAATTTATTAATAAACTTCCTGGCCCAGTAAAACAAGCACTCACATTCTTGGGCGGATTGACCGCAGTAGCTGGTCCTCTGATCATGCTTACTGGTGTACTTGCTAACTTCTTTGGCTATATTCTAAAGGGTGTTGGCCATATGAAGGCATTCTTTAGAGGCGGAGAAGGCTGGAAATATCTTACACCAGAAATGTTGGCGGCAGAAAAAGCTGGTAAATTAGTAGAGCAAACATTTTATAGCGACGCTAAAGCTGCTTCTGTTTTGCAGATGGCACTTAAAAATCTTATTGATGAATTTGCAATTCTGGAAGGAAAGTCTCGTCAGGCTGTAGTTCCAGTTGGACCAGCAATTTCAACAATTGGCGGGAACGTAGTAGCTGGATCAGCACAAAGAGTAGTAGATCCAAATAATCCATTTGCAGGTGCACCATATACTCGTGCATCTACTCATATGGTTCCAAGATCTGGAATGACTGATGAACAAAGAATGCAGCAGACCATATTTGGTCTTGTTCCAGGAGCAATTCCTGTAAATAGAAAAATTGGTGATAACCCACAAATTTACATGAACGAGCCTTTGCCAAATATTCCAGGCCTAACATCTATTAACAATGTATCTACAGGTGTAGTTTCTGGTGAAGCAGCAAAATGGCATGCCATGATGGCCACACTTGGAATGCAGTCAAAGCAGGAAATTCAAGATTTGCGTCAACAGATTATTGCTACTGGTACAGTAAGCAAAGATTTCATGAACACATTTGACGATATCTTGCCAGCAGTTAAAGCAATTACAGATAATGCTGCATCTCAATCTGCTGCAATTGTTGCAGAATTACGTGCAGGTAAAATAAACCTTGAACAGGCTAAACAGCAAATTATTGCATTAAACTTAGAAACTGAAAGAATTATTGGAACTACAGTAAGTGCTCAAGCAGCAGCAATGGGCAAGACAATTAATCTTACACAGGTTCCTACATTAGATCAGCCAGTAGTAGACCCTACTGGAAAATCTAATATGCGTGAATTATTTAAGAAGAGCAAGACCAGAGACTTTGTAGATAAAATTGCACGAGCACTTGGAGTAAGAACTTCTGGTGCAGGATATAATATTGAGACAACAAAGCCTAAAAAGTTTAACAGTGGTAATTTAGTTCCTGGAAGTGGAAATACTGATACTGTTCCAGCAATGCTTACTCCAGGCGAGTTTGTTATTAATAAAGAAGCTACTGCTAGAAATCTACCACTTCTTATGGAAATTAACTCAAGTACTAGAGGAGGCGTTGCATCTAGTTCAAGGGGTAACTATGGAGTTAGACCAAACTTAGGTCAAGTTTTAGGCGGAATATTTAGAAGGCCAGAAAATAGGAGAACCCTAACTGTTCGTGGCAATCCTTTGCCTAGACATTATTGGTCTACAAGAACTGGTGCAGATGTCAATGCTAGACGTAACGACTTAATTGAAAGCCACGATGCTGGATGGAAAATTAAACATCCAGACGGTAGATTCTTTTCAAGAGAAGAGTTACAAGGGCTAAGTAAAGATGAAGTCAACATGCTGTGGAAAGATGTTGATAGAAGTCATATGGGTACAGCAACTCATAGAGATGCAGATGGATTTTATTTCCTTCCAGCCCTATTTGGACCACAGCAGAGATACGGTGCTGGCGGAAATCTATCTTTAAGGACTGGTGGTAATCCACAAGAAATTCTAAGAGCTTTAAATTCTGGAACAATGCATCCTTTCTCAACAATGAGATCTTCAGCACGTCTTTTAGGATATCCATCTAAAGATATTGATAGAGTATTTGGAGAAGCATGGAAAGACATGTCTATGCAACTCCGAACAAGAAGTAAGCCATTCGGTAAAACAAGTGATACCTATGAAGAATTTGCTATGGGTATTTTGCAGAAACATCTTAAGAAATTAAAGATTCCTAAAACAAATACAAGCTTCTTTGATGAAATGATGAAGATTGGAACAGTCCGTGGCGGCGGCGGAGCTGGATCTGTTTCTTCTGCAGTTATGGCTGGAGATGAAACAATTTCATTTAGAAATAATGGCGGAATGATTTATATGAATTCTGGCGGAATGGTTCCAGGAGTTCAATACCTTGAAGATGGCGGTGGAGTACAGGGATTTAGATCAGGATTCCAGTCACAAGCTGGAACCCCAGGCAATCGCAGATTCTTTGGTTCTGGTTTATTTAAATCAGATAATACTGGCATGCGTGGCATGGCTATGGGTATGGGTATGGGATTTGCAGGACAAGCAATCGGAGGAGATATTGGAAATGCTATTCAAATGGCTTCTATTATACCTATGCTTGCTCCTAATATGCTCTCTAAGACCTTCAATGGGCTAAAGGGTGTAGCAACTGCCCTAACTACCACAGGAAAGGCCGCCAGCTTGGCTGGAAAGGCCCTAGGATTGGCCTTTAGAGCCCTACCATTCGGAGCTGCAATTGGAGGAATTCTAGCTGTTGGTGCAGCAATTAAATATTTAAGGGCGGAGGCTGAAAAGCGTCGTAAGGAAGAAGTAGCTGGAGTTGGTATTACTAAGCAAATGTCTGAAGAGGCAAAGCTTAAGAATATTAATTTATCAGATTCTATTAAGTCAGTAACAGAACAATTAAAGCTACAAAGAGCTGCTGGCCTTGCCGCCTATGAAGCATATACACAGTCAGGTATTCCACAATTAACTCTTACAATTAAAGAACTAAAGGCTGCTCAAAAAGAAGCTAAAGAAACAATGAAAGAATCTGTAAATTTATTTAATAATGCAGATCCTTCAGATGTTATTGAATTAGCACAAAATTTAAAAACAGAATACATTGCTGGTGGAATGAGTGTTCAAGAAGCAACAAATAAAATTTATGCATTAATTTCTGTTTCAAATAAAGCTAAATTTGCAGTTTCTGCAGTTGCTAACGAAGGATTTGTGGCAATTACTGATGCGTCAACAGCTGCAGATTTAAAGATTAGAAAACTTGCAGAAGGTTTAACTACAGTTGATGCTGAAGGCTTAGCATCTGGAATTGATTCAATGGTTGTATTGCTTGATATGTCCATGAATAAATTAAAGGGTACAAAAGATGAGTTTGGAAATGTTATTGATGCTGGAGCAGCTCTAGAATCACAATTTGACAAGATATCTAATGCAGGCGGAACAAGTCCAATTGGCGAAATGGCTATGCAAAATCTTCTTAAGATTAGGCCAGAACTAGAAGGTGTAATTAATAGCGCAGACACACTTGAGAGTATTTATGCAAAATGGAGAATTCAATTATCTGGTGCTGTAGTAAATCTTAAAAATCTAACTGCAGAACAAGCCAAATCTTTGGCATTAGTTCAGGCTGCTGGACAACAGGCAATGGATCAGGCAAAAGAATCTGGCAAGGGCGGAATTCTTGGAGCATCTCAAAAAGTATTAGATGGCCTTAATAAGAGTGTTAAAAGAAATTCTGCAGATAGCCGAGCAGCATTTGAACAAGCTCAAAAGAATTATGAAAAAGAATTAGAGTTAATTGAAAAGAAGATTAAAAAGATTAACGAAGAGGCTGAAGCAAGAAAGAAAGCCCTTGAAGATCAGCAAAGGTCAGAAGATACAAAGCTTGAAATTCAAAAAGCACAGCTTGATTATCAAAATAAAATTGCTGCTGGTGATATGGCTGGCGCTGCAGCGGCTCAATTAAGAATTAAACAATTAGTTAATGAGCGTGAGAATCAAAAAGCTATTGACTCAATTGAAGAAAATCGTGCTAAGCGTGTAAAGGCTGAAGAAGCAAAAGCAGAAAAAATTAGATCAATGGCCAAAAAGAAAGAAGAGGCTCAGGCATCGGTTGTTTCAAATGCTTCACGTGCAGCAGAACAACGTGGAATTATTCAAGACTTGCAGTCCAAGTACGAGGGTCTTATTTCTAGACAGAACAGCCTTGAATTTATTAAAGATAAAGACGCTAGAGAAATTGAAAGAAAATCAATTAGTGGTGGAATTAATGAATTATCTAGAAGAATTGCTTCTGAAGGTGCTGGAAATACACAATTTTCAAAGATACTTGCTGAGGCATTCCCAGGTCTTGTTGCAATAAATGAAAAGAGTAAAAAGCTTGAGTCTAGAGATCAAGGTACTGTAACCCAAGCCGCACCAGATATATTAGGTGGCAAAGTAATTCCTGCTCCAAAGATAACATTACCTAGTGGTGCTGAAACAGCCTTTGCGTCAGATGCAGCTAAAATTAAATCTGCAGCAGAAGCAGCATATGACAAATTGGGTGATGGTAAAACTTTAAGAGATGTTGTAGATGCAATTCTAAATGGGCCTAATGCTAAACAGGCAGCGGCAGGAATTAGATTTACAAAAGATAATCCTTATAAATTAACTGGTAGGTATGAAACTAATAAAGATGGAACCCTTAAGGATCAAGAAAGATTTGATCTTAATAAAGAAATGGGATTTGTTAAGGGTGATTATTATACTTATAATGGTAGAACTTATCGTGTTGTTGGAGGCAAAACAATTCAGTCTGCTGCATATGTTCAACCAGTGGGACGTGCAACATTTGGTAGAATTGTTCCACGACGCCCATATATTGTAGGAGAGCGTGGTCCAGAAATGCGTTACTTTGACGACGGTCCAGGATATATTGGTCCAAGATATAATGTACCAGGAAAAACAAAGTCGGACTATTATTATTCTCCTAATCAACAACCAGCTAATATACAAAATAGCCCTACATTTGTTTTTAACTTTGAAGAAGCTCCAAAGAATGCTAGAGAGCTATATAATGAATTTCAAAAGATTGTTAAGGTAGAAATGTCAAAGACTGGAAATACAGTAGTATACGGAGGCAAAAAATAATGTCAATACTTTTACCTGTAGGCTCCCTACTATATTTTGATACTGGAACCGATCCAGTTAATCCAACATGGTCTAAAATAACAGAACACAACAGACAGCCACTAAGCATTACTAAGAATAGAATTCAAAAGGTGCAAAGAATGGCAAATGGCACTCTTCGTAAATTCTTTGTAGCAGAAAAAAGAGAGTTTAGCGTATCATGGACTATGCTACCTACATTTTCAAATATGACAGTTGATGGAGGCTATGCAAAAGATGAAATTGAAAGCTTCTATGAAACTAGTAAAGGACAAGGCACATTTAAAATTAAAATAGTTTACGGTAAAGAGCAGACATCTCCTTATGCTGAGAGATCAGAAATTGTTACCGTATCCCTATCATCCTGCAGTTTTGAGCTTCTTAAAAGAAACGTAAAGGCTAGAGGATCTGATCCAGCACAGGAATTCTGGAATGCATCTCTTTCTATGGAAGAGGTCTAATGATAACGGCAAGCAACGAATTAAAAAACGTATTCTATAACAATCTATCAATTAAGACAGATGTTGGATGCACTATAGAGTACAACATGAACTCTTTGTTGGACAACTTAAGAGTAACATACGACTCTTCGCTTGAGACCTACTATCCTAAAATTGATGGAAAGATTAATATTTATAAAAAACTATTTCCAATTGATTCCATTATTCGTCCATGGCGTTCATTATATGGTGGTAATAAATATTTAATTTGGACTACTGGAATGACAGAAACTACAAAAGATTCGTTCTTTAGCCCACGCAGAATCAGTTATCCGAGAACGGCGGCAGATCAAAATGATGGATATGAATCCCCTAAACAGAGTATATATCCAAGACTTTATTATCCTGGAGTCAATGCTACATATAAATATTGGGTATCTCCAATATCAGAAGATGCTAAATTAACTGTTACATATTCTATTCTTACTGCAACAGTATCAGAAGCATCAAGCTCAGGTACTCTTGTCACATATAAAACATCTCAGCCACATGGATTTACATCTGGACAAACTGTAACAATTACTGGTCTTACAACTGGTACATTTAATATATCAGGAACTATTTATTCAATTGAAAGCTCAACATCATTTACTATACAAAGTAGCGCTACTGGCACATGGGCAACGGGACAATCTGGAACAGCAACATTAAGTGCTGCTACTAAACCAGCCGTGTCAAATAAAATTATTGCTAGATTTGAAAAGACTCACGTTCTCCCATCTTCTTGCAGCTTTACAATTACATATTCAGACAATACAACTGCTTCTATTACTGGACAAACAGTGCCATCTTCTGGAGAAATTGTATTACATTGGAATGGAACTACATGGTCACAAACTGCACCATCTACAATTCAGTCTCCTAAATTAATTAAATCAATATATTTAGATGCTATAAATCCTTCTTCTGGAAAAGCTATAGGAGTTATTGAAGTATCTGCAAGATGGATTAAAGACATATCTTCAGATGTAATTTCATTTGATATTCAAAAAGAAGCATCTTCAAGTTCAGAAGATTTGTTGCCCGTAGGAACAATTACTGCAAATAATATGGAGGTTGAACTTGTTAAATACGATCAGTCTAGCCTTCAATATGTTGCATATAATAGAGCGTCCACATCTTGGGATACAACAAAAACCTACCTTGTAAAAAATGCAGAGCTAAAACCATATATTAGAGTCTACCATGACAACGGTGCATTGGGAACGGCTCCCAATAAGCATGACGATGTTCAACAGGGAACCTTTTATATAGATAGCTTTGAAACACAAGAATATGGCGAGACATCTATAAATGCCCTTGACACATCAAAATATCTTATGGAAACAATTGCCCCATATATTTTGTGTGAAGGATATCCAGCAACTGGAATTATTAGATATCTTTTAGATTCAGTTGGATTTACTAATTATGAAATTCGTGTAGCTATTGATGATACTTCTATCCCGCAAATTAATTTTTGGTGGACAGATGGAACAAAGACTATATGGGAGTGTTTGCAAGAAATATGCAGAGATATACAGATGAATGCATTTGTAGATGAAAATAATATTCTTCAGTTTTATAGCAGAGACTACTTGTACAAGCAGGTAAATGTTGCTTGGGAATTTTATGAGTCTGCAGAGGGATCAAAGCAGCCTAACATTATGTCATTTTCTAAACGAGAAATTCCTGGGGCAAATTATGTTAAAGTCTTATGGCAGAGTCAATTAACATCAGACTATCTAGGAAACTCAACAGATCTTTGGGTAGATGAGGTTGCATATCTTAGCGCTGGCGGATTAAGAAAAACAATAGAGGCTAATACATCACCAGAGAATACAGAGCTTTCTATCGATATTGAAACTTTAGATAAATATAGTCCTTCGGCGGTGTTGTATAATTATCAAGGATATGTTTTAATTGATTCAGAGATTATTGAGTATGATGCGATTCAGTATCAATATACTCCTCATAACTCTAACACTGCTGTTCCAGTATGGATTGAATCTGCATCTGATGTAAACAAATATCAATTTTTATCCAAGCCAGGGTATGCCGATATTAATAAACCAAATGAGACAGCGTACTTTAGACCAACAGGAAGATATAGAGTAAAAACTAGAGGAGCTTTTGGAACAACTCCAGCAAGACATACTGCATCTGCTCTTGAGTCGTTGTCAACATGGAATCAAAAGGAGGTATTCTGGCAATGAGACCTTATTTCTATGCTAATGGCGGAAGCACCTCTTATGGAGTAGATATTTCTCAGCCACCTACTTTAGAGGCACAAAGCACAACGTCTATGAAGTTTTCAATTAACAAGGCTGGCATGTCTGCCGAACCAACTTCATATGTTTATAATTTAACAGAAGTAGATGAATACAATGTTGTAGTGTCTGGAGGTCAAGTCCTTAATGGAACTCCTACTACTGAGCCATTTACTGTAACTGGACTAAAGGCTGGCACAGCATATCGTGCAACAATGAATGCAAAAATAAACTCTAATTCAGGAAATAGCATTGTGTTTTATTTTGTTATGCCTAAAGACTCTAATTTTGTTTCTGCTGGATCAAATGCTTTAGATCCAAGTAAACCTACAGCTTCTAAATCATTTTTGAGAATTAATAATAGTAGTAAAAATGCTAAGTCATATAAGGTGGCATGGAAAACATTTGATGGATTGAGCTTGGGATCTTATAATATTAGTACAATTACAGTTGGCGGAGTAGAAATTCCAGTAAGAACATATACATCTAACACCTACTATTCATTTGGAACAACCATGTATCTTGATGCAATTATTGAAAAGACTAGACAGTCTGCAGGATTTGGATTTTTCTTAGATAATCTAGGAACAAGCGGATACTATATTTCTATTGATACAACAGAAACTGCCGCATCAGAAAATAAAAAAGAAGTTAGAATTTTAAAGGTAAGCGGCTCAGATGCTAGAGTACTTAAAGATACTCAAAAAAATACAGTGACATCTTTAAATGGAGTTTATGGCGGCAGGTCATATAAGATTGATGTGAAGGTACAAGTAAAACAAAACTCTGTAGCAATTACTGCTTATATTAATGGATTTAAAATATCTGTTGTAGATTCAAATGGAACCTATCCAACAGATGATGGCAAGACCTTTGTTAATAAAATTCTTCCTCCGACAAAACAAATAGGCGTATTTGCCAAGAGCGGTCAGGCTATTTTTGATTATGTGTATGGAACGGATATTACAAAAGCTCAATATGATAACTCAAACTATTCTAAAGATATATATACTGGACTATTTTCTAACGATTTCCTAGACTTAAGCTTTGGCGATATTATTTATAATCAGTCTGTAGAAGAAGACAATTTGGCTAAGCCATCTGCAATTGATGAATTTGGAACTACAGTTCGTGAAATTAAAAAATCCCAGTTTATTTTTAATGGTGGACCATCATTCCCAATTAAATTTTCTACTGGGCTTAACAATAACGTTAAAATATTGGGAGAGAAAAAGAGCAACTTTGGCGGAGAGGTTTATGTATTAAATAATAGCTCAGCCCTAACACCATTAAGCGACCAGCAATCTGCAAGTTTTTATATATATGGAAATACAATATCCCCTTCTGGAGTTCTTGAATATGAGACTGATCAAATACCAGAATACGTAAATCAAGAACCAGTTATTTTTGACTCTAAGTGGCTTCAAAATCTTTCAGATGTAGAGGCATTAGGCAAGTGGATTAAAGCTAATATTGTCAATAGGGGACAAATTGTTTATATGGAAATTTTTGGAAACCCATTGATTTCTGTAGGAGATATTGTTACAATTAAGTATGTGTACCAAGGATTGGCGGGAACAGAAAAGTTTATTGTTACCGCAGTTCAACATAACTATAACGAGGGGCTGAGTACAACTATCACTTGTCGAACCTTGTAGTCGACTAAATGATATAATCAATAATATGGCAATTGAAAAAGTAGATAAGAAAACGGTATCAGAGGGAGCACCCCTTGTTGAAGCCGAAGATTCTCCTGTATTTGTATTTCTCAGAAAAGACAGACCATTAACAGTTGCTAGAGGCGGTTCAGCAAATTTAACTTCACCATTTACTGGAGGAGACTCTTCAGGCGGAGTAGGAGATGGGACTGGAGATCCTGGAGATGATCCAAAAGATCCTATTGATGTGCCAGAAGATCCTGGCGTAGATGTCCCACAATTAACAGATATTGAAGAAATTACATACGAACAATATTTTGATTATACTAAATCAGTTAGATATAATGCTATTTTAAAAGTTAGAAATTCAAGTATTAAAAAAGATGAAGTAGTTGCTGTGGATGCTAGAAATACTCCAAAGAGCGGTGCAAGTGCTACTGGAACTACAACTCCAGCAAACTTTATTACACCAACTCCAACAACTCCTTCCGTAGTATTTGACAGAACTGGAACTGCAATTGCTTGGGGATGGAGCCAGTCTGATAATTTAGGTTCATATTCTGAGGTTTCGTATGAGTGGGAAATCAGATCTGGATCATCTACAACAAGCACAAAGATTAGTTCTGGTACAAAGCAATTCGCTGCTTCTGGAAGCTACCCTATTGGAAATAGTGGAAAGAATAGAAGGTATAGAGTAAGCTCTGGTGATGGAGATACTCCAGCAACAGCATCTGCAAGGCATTTACGTGTTAGAGCTGTAGTTACTGGAACAAATGGTAAAATATATTATTCAAGGTATTCAAAGCCAATTTAGGAGAAACATGATTAAAGGTACATATATATTCTATGCAGACGGCAAGGAGATTGCTCGTCACGCTAATGTCATTACTAAATTTGGTAAAAGATTTTTAACTAACTTTATTGCTGGAAATGAGAAGACTCTTTCTAAGTCGATGGCATTTGGAATTGATTCTACAACCGCTACAGAGCTAGATACACGCCTAGGGTTTGAATTTTATAGAACTCCAGTACAGTTTGGAAGTACAGATATTCAAACAGAGAATGAAACAACTACATATTCAGTAGTATATAAGGCTACAATTCCGCAGGACGTTTCTGGATTAATTTCAGAAGTCGGTATTTATCCAGAGGTTAGAAAATCATTAAATATTTTTGATAGCAAGTTTATAACAGATTTTGATAGCCAGTTAGATTGGACAAATGCTCCAGAGTTAGCTACTGCAAACTCTAAAGTTGGCCCATATCTTCTTAATATGGTTTCTAACAATAATGCTGCAAGAGAATACACTAGTAATATTAGCCTACTAGATCTTTCTGGATATAGCGTTAATGATTCAATAAGATTGGCATATTATAAATACGATGACAATCTTGCAAGTATTAAAATTAGATTATATAGTTCTGCAACAGCATATTATGAGACCACAATTACTCCGCCTTCTGGAACTGGACATTTTATTAGCAGCAACATTTTGCTTTCATCTGTATTGTCTGGAGCCACATCGCCAGCACCAGATAGCAAAAATATTAATAAGTTAGGAATTGTTTTAACTCCAACATCTGGTAATACAACATCTGTTGGTATGGATGCTTTAAGAATTAATGACGAAGATACCTTTGACCCACAGTTTGGACTTATTAGTCGTTCAGTTGTTACCGCATTAAGTAAAGTGGCGGGAAGGCAAGTAGACGTAGAATATAGATTGGATCTAGGATTCTAATATGGCCTACGAAGATTACGAAGATAAAAGCTTTAAAATAGATGATAACTATTTTAAAGTCGTAATCCCTGATTTAGATCCAGGCAAAGATGTTCCAATTCAGATACGCTGGCAGTATGCAGATAAAACCTATGGTGGATGGTCAAATTCTAAAACATTAAATGTACCAGAAATTTCAAGACCAGAAGTATCCTCTGTAACAACAGAATGGGTAGGAACTTCCCTAAAAATTACATGGCAAAAAACCTCAGAGCTTGCAAATGGTTATCAAATTTATTTAACAAACGGACTTACAACAGCATCATGGACAAGGTCTGTAGACAAAACTCAGGCGACTCAAACATTTATTTTAAGCTTTGAAGAGAATAAAGCAAACTTTGGCGGCATTTTTAGAACATCGTTTACTGGATTTTTAAAGAGTACCTATATTGATAATACTACAGATGGTGTGGCATTTAGTACAGCTGCATACACAGATGCAGTTTGTGCTCTATCAATTTTAAATACCGACTGGTCGCTTGTATCAATCGCAAATGGATTTACAGTTGCATGGACTGTAAATAGCGTTTCATATCCTACATATCAATATACAGAAGTATGGATATCGGATGCTGAAGCTGGCACATATACAAAAGAATATTCTGGTGTTGGTCCAGCTACAATTAAAGTAGCCACACTTGCAACTAATTATGTAAAGATAAAGCATTTCTCTGCTTCTGGCTGTAGCACGTCTTTTTCCAATGTTCGAACAGTATCGGCATACGATCCTATTTCTTTTGACGCTACTCCACCTAACAATACTTTTACACTTGGAACTGCTACAGTTACAGATGATTCAAACGGACTATTCACATTTGACAAGAAGGTATTATTTACTTGGACAGAAAATGCGGATACAGACACTGCTGGATATCGTATTAGGTTTAGAATTGCAGGTTCTGGTGATCCTTATACATATATGTCAGTTCCAGGAAAAACAAAAACGTCTACATATTTATATGGATTAAAAGGCGGGCAGACCTATGAAATTGGTGTCAGCACGTTTGATATCTATGGCAATACAAATGAAACACAATGGCAGACATATCCAAATATAGTAGCTCCAGCAAGCACATCGTTAGTTCCAGATGCAGCAATTACTGCTGGAGATATGAAGTTAGGTTATGGAATTGGTGGAAGTAATACACAAAAAGGTTTATATATTGCTCCTGATAACTACTGGTATGTTCAAGGAAACACAAATGTTTCAAGTGCTGCTAGATTATCGGTAGGCGGAACATCAGATAAACTAGTTTGGGACGGAACTAATTTAACAATAACTGGAACGGTATACGCAAATGCTGGTAGATTTACTGGATCTATAGATGTAGGAAGCTCAACAGTTGCTGGACAACTAAGAGTATATGCTGGATCTAATAAATTTGAAGTAGGTAAGCTTACAAATACATCTGGACAATATATTGAAGAGTTTGGTATTCAGGGAACTAACTCTTCTGGAAAGCTATTTCAACTTGATACAATAAACGGTATTGTCACCAATAAAGGAACAATTGGCGGATGGACAATTAATGAAACAACAATTACTAAGAACCAAACATCTTTAGGATCTGATGGTTCTATTACTGCTGGCTCTAGTGGACAATTTCAAGTCACTACAGCAGGAGCCCTTACTGCAACAAATGCAACAATTTTAGGTTCTGTAAAAGCAACTGGCGGAGGTTTTGGTACATTTGATTCAAGTTTCAACATTGTAAAGGGTTGGACAATTGGAGCCGCAACATTAACATCTACTGGACAAGCTTCTGGAACAACTCAAATTATTCTTAATGGTGAAACTGGAACAATTTCTGGCGGACTAATTAGCGGTACAAAAATTGAAGGTTCTCAATTGGGAGTATACGGAAGCCCAGGTGCTGGCGGAGCAACAACTGGAGAAGAGCCTAATACAGAAAACGACTCTGGAGGTTTTGGAGGAACTGGAACTGCTGGAGGATCTGGATCTGCTGTTACCCTAACAATTAGGGACGGAGAAATTAATGCAGATAAATCCTTGTTAATTAAATCTGGAAACACTACAGAAATTTATACTGGCGGATCTAAGGCGGCAGCATTTAGTAGCACTTACTCATCTTTAAACTTTACTACAGGATTATATGTTGGAGCATCTACTAGCGAAAATGGAGTTCAAACTCATACATCTCCATATGTAAGCATAGATGCTAGAATGAGACTAAGACGGGGAGCCCCTCTTTTTTATCCAGGTGGATCGGCAGGTGCATATATTAGAAATATCTATATTAAAGATACTGATAATAATCCATCTCCTTCAACTGGATATATCGGTGATGTTTTTATTGCATACTAGGATAACAAATGCCAATTTATACAAAAAAATCTAACGGTACTTGGTCTACTAATGCTAAAAAAATATTTGCTAAAATTGGATCATCTACGTGGGCTTCAGCAAAAGCAGTCTTTGTTAAAACAGCAAACGGCTGGATTCAGGCATGGCCAGGAAATGCTCCTTCGGTAAGGCCTAGTGATCCTATATCTTTAAGATTAACAAGCTACAGTGGACCTTTAGCTGATACAGTAAATTTTGAATATATCAATACAGTTATGTATGGTGATGATGGATCGTATGACGGAGATGCTCCAATTCAAATAGATAATACTAGTAGAAAAATGGTGTATTATCCAGATACGTCAACTAATTCTACTAGAACTACAATAGAAACCTCAGATGTATTTAATCTATCTAATAATAGTTTAAGCGATGTAGATGGAGTAGATGGAAAATATGTTAGGTATTCATTACGAGCATTTAATAATTCTGGTGAACTGGATGCATTTTCTGAGCCAGTAAGAGTTATTAGAAGAACTCCAGAATTTGCAAGTACAATTCTTTTAGATATTGATGCCAGTTTAAGCGAATTTTTTACCCAGTATGCTCTTGAATTTAATATTAAAAACAATTGGTATGACTGCGTTGATTGGACTAGGTCATATGTAAGATGGTGGAAGCACACAGATACAACTAATTATAGAAATGGAACTATACTTCAAACAGATTATTTAAATAGTTCAACTATTGGTGGAAGATTTAATAGATACGGAAGTTATACTAGGGGAGACGGAACAAACTTAAACGGAGAATCATTTATTTCAGTAATGGCAAATGATTTGCCAGCAGGATATTATGTTGTTGGAGAAGTTGTACTATTAAATTCATATACAGATTATTATAATACTGAGGTAAAACAGTCAAAAGCAAGCGATGCTATTCCTATTGTTTCAAATGTGAGATTCTTAGATATAAATGGAGAAACTGCTATTGATAGCCAGGGAAATATTGTTTCCGACGCCTTATGGGATTTAAAGTTTGATGTTAGTGGAGTTTCTGCTTCTACAACATATAGAGTTCAATATAGACTATATAATGATTCAGCTACAAGCAACTGGTATACAGATTTTGATGGAAGCAGTGCAAATTGGGAAGACAGCAGTATTTGGAGAACTTCATATAATTCCGATGGAAGTGGTGACGGATATTTAAGTGGAGTAAGTCTTGTTGGAAGTACAGCATATGTAGAAGATAGGGCTTTTATAAATACAGCACTTTTAACTGGAAGTCCAACCTATGGTGGAGGTTTGCGTAGATGGCATCTTGAATATAGAATCAGTGTACAAAATCCTGGACAGGCAAGAGTTTATTATAATGGAACTCCTCAAAATGGATCCTATTTCCACTTCGGTTCTTCTGGCGGTACTTTTGAGATTATGCCTTCTACAGTTCCAACACTAAGTGCAACTCCATTAACTGGTACATCTCCATTATCAGTTTCTTTTACTGTGACAACAAATTCATATCCTTCTGGTAATGCATCTTATCCTAGAGCAATTGGAATTGATTACGGAGACGGCAGTGCAATAGATTGGCAATATTATTCTTCATCAAATCCTACAAGAACCGTAAATAAAACATATACTAGCGGAGGAGTATTTACGGCTACTGTAAGAACTATCCCTGAAGGTGATACAAGTCGTGGAACAAGAAGTAGAACAATTACTAGCATTAGTAGACCGCCAGCTCCAAATACTTTAACCGCTTCAACCAATAGAACAGACGGAGTTTTGCTTCAATGGGATTTGCCTAGCTCTCAAAGCGCTAATTATTATGAAATTTATTGGCAATCAAGTCAGGGAACAGGCCCAGTAAATCAATCTACATTTGCTGATTTTGGTAGAAGTGGCGATACGGCAAATGCAATTACTTCAAAAAGCTTTTTAGATACAACAATATCTAGTAACTCAACTAGATATTACCGTGTTCGTGCTAGAAACTCATCGGATACGACTGATCCTAATTTTTGTTCTGATTGGTTCCCATCTCCAGGAAATAATGCTATTACTGGAACAAGAATTGCAGCAAATTTAACAGCACCTACAATAACAAATGTGCCTACAATTACTGCTGGCGGGGCAGTTACTGCATTTTTTACTGGAGGATCTGGACCAGCATATCAAATATATTGGACTACTGGTGTAGCTCCAACAACTCCAGTTACTCCAGATGCTTCTGGAACATCAAGCCCTTTAACAGACAATAGTGGTCCAACTACTCCAAGCAGCGGAAGCGTAAGATGGTTTATGTATGTTCGGTCAGTTGCAACTGTTGGAGAAACTAGCGTAGGACCATCTTCAGTAGCTAGCGCCTGGAGCTCAGGATATGAATTTACAGTAAATGCTGCAAATGCAAGTCCACCTTCTTCAGTTTCTGCTTCTGTAAGCGGAAACGTGTTCTCTGTTTCTTGGCCACAAGCAACAAACGCAACTAAATATAGAATATATTGGACTACCGCATCTAGCTATACTGGAGATCCAGCAAGCTCTTATGATGCTGAGGTTAGCGAACCTACAAGATCTACACAATTTACTCTTTCATATAATACTACATATTATTTTTATGTTTCCGCTTCTGGCAGCAACAATGTTTGGACTGCATATAATTTAGCACGAAGCTCTGCTACAACAAGCGGCTCTCCCCCTGTTCAAAATGCAACAGCCCCTACATCAGTTACTGCTACTCCTGGTAATGGATCTGTAACAGTAACATGGTCTGGAGATACTAATGCTACTAAATACAGAATTTGGTGGTCTACAAGTTCTAGTGGAAATAGTGGTGTAAATCCTGCAGTTTCTTATGATGCTGAAAGAACAGTAAGAAATGTTACATTTAGCTTATCAAATGGAACAACTTATTATTTTTGGGTATCTGCGTCTAATACAAATGATGTATGGACTTCTTATGGCAGTAGCCCTAGAGGACAAGCAACCCCGTCTGCTCCATCTACTCCAGCCCCAGTTCTAGTAAGTATTAGCGGAAATAACTCATTAGCATTAGGTGGAACATTCTCTTGGAGTTTCTCCAATTCTCCAACAAGCTATTCGGTATTTTGCCAAGGACCAACTGGAACTGTATTTACAACTAGCAACCAGTATACTTATACTGGTACAACTTTTAGGCCTGGTTATGATGGAACTGGATGGCAAGGGGCAGGAAACTATACAATTTATGTCTCAGCTAGAAACTCTGGTGGAGACAGCGCTGTTGCAAGCCAAACAACATTTATGAATTAGGAGATATATGTTAAGTAATACAGATAAGATATCTTTGATTAATTTAAAATTAGAGTTCTGGAATGCAAGGCTGCAGGAAAGTATAAATGCTATAGAAACCCTTAATGGTTTAGGCAACCAGTTTAAAATAGACGGCAATGCGTCTGATATAGATAACTATGGCAAAATCATACAGGTTTTAGAAACAGAAAAAGAAGCCTTGACTAATCAGGGCTAAATGATATAATAAGGAAAGGAGGATATAATGAGTCTAGCAAAAGAAGATAAGCTGTCAATTATTGATCAGCACATTAGAAATATTGAGTATTCTATTTATGGGTCTCAATTAGATCTTATTGAGGCACAGGCTGTTGCCTCTCCAGATGCAGTATCAATTGCATCTATTAATGATCGAATTACTTCAGCTACTGCAAAGAAGACAGCTCTTCTAGCAGAAAGAACAGAAGTAGAAGCAGAATAGGAAAATAAATGGCAGAAAAAGCGGAACTAATAATTACCGCCCTACAGCAACGTATCGGAGAAATTGTATCTAATTATGAAACTCAGATTGCAGTATTACGGGCAGAAATTACAAAGCTTGTTGAAGAGAAAGAAGCGAAGCGTGAGGCTGTTCAAGAATACAACGAACATCTTGATAATCTCGCAACCGACTAACTTCCCATCTGGAATTGCTGTTAAAACAGACAGCGCCACCTATTGGATTAAAGACGGTAAAAGATTTAAATTGATTTCAGATAGGGCCGCCACTTCTTGGCAGTTTACTACGGTAAATGCTACTGAGGCGGCTTTATCAGGAATTAAACTAGTAGGAAAACTGGGGTTCAGAGACGGGACCTTGATCAAAAACATAGCAGATGGTAAAATGTATTTAGTGTCTCAAAATAAACTGCGTCACATTGTTGACCCAGATATTTTTACTAAGTATGGCTTAGATAGATCTAAACTAATTGAGGTATCTGAGGCGGAAGTAAAAGCACACGATATAGGAGAATCATTATAATGGCAGTAAATCAACATAATGCGGTTACGTTTAACGATGGAGAGCCTTTAGATCCTGTTAAACTAAATAAACTGTCACAAAATATTGATAATCTTTTCCAGATGACAAGTGTATCTAATCAAACAGACAACTCTGGAAATCCAGCAACTGCAATTGTTTTTACAAAGTATCACAAGTTTGAAGATGTTGGTGCTGGCAAAATGGATAAACTTACATTTAATTTTGGAGATAAGTTTACTGAAGATGAAATTAAAAGCGGTAAGGTGTTTGCAGTAGCAAGCCTAAGAAACAGCTTAACCGCAGATGACAACATGATGGTAAGCGTGACTGGAATTACAACCACGCCTACAATCTATGTAGTAAATAAGGGCAAGAAGCCAAGAGACATTGCAGTAGGAATTATTGCAGTTGTTTTAAGAGAAGTGGTATCAGCAGGATAGTCTTGACAGGCTACTGCTATATGTTATAATAATAACTAACGCCAAGTCACGACCTCGTGACTTTTTTCGTATTAAGGTGGAGAATGAGTAACGATTTAAAGTGGATGCTATCATCTGATCAGCAATTCCCATATCAAGACGACAAGATGATTGAGCTTTGGTTTAAAGTAATGAAATGGTTTAAGCCAGACGTAGTTGATTACCTTGGCGATACAGACGATCAAGCATGTTATAGCAAGTATACAGAAGGTCGTTCCGCAGAATTTTTAAACTTATATAAAACAGATAGCGCAGATTTAATTATTCCAACTATGCGACATGAAGCAAAAGGTGCAAGAGATTTCTATGCAAAGACTCGTGATATGCTTCCAGAAGCACAATTGTTTTCTGCATTAGGCAATCACGATATTCGTATCTTTAATTATGTAGATGCAAAGTTGCCAGACTATATATCAGAAGTAACTCCAGAAGCTTTATGGAATCTTGACTCATTGGGATATGAATATATCTTCTATGACTCATTGCCAAAACGTCGCTTTGGAGACATCCATGTTCATCACGGTATTTCAATTTCGGCTACAGGATCTGTAAGAAAAGACATGGAAGATATGCAGGTGTCTTTGATTCGTGGACACTCTCATAGAATTGCTTCACATATGGTAACATATGAATTAAGAAACAATGGCCAAGGTGAAACATTGCGTGGTTATGAAATTGGACACATGTGCGACGAAAAGGGTCCAGGTATGAAGTATACTCAACACCACGATTGGCAAAAGGGATTTGCAATTGCTCATATTGAAAATGGAGAATATCCACATATTCAAATGATCCATGTATCTCCAGATTATTCGTGCGTCGTAGATGGGAAACTATTTAAACTATGATGCAGTGTCAGAGATGCCGTGGACGAGTATTTGTCGATAGAGTTTTCTCTCAAAAACTACATGTTGAGCTTTTCTGTATTCTATGCGGAAGGCGTTGGATGATTAATAAGGATACGAGTGCATTTGGGCGATGGCTAGAGAAAAAAGACAAAGAGTTCGCAAAAAACTTCTCTATTTCTTCTTAAACGGGAATATACATAAAGTATTAAAATCCTCTAGGGCAAGAGATGAGATAGTTGCTTGGTGCTATCCAGATAAAAAAAGAGTGATGTATCCGTATTCTTTAGTAAAGAAGAATATGGAAAATGCTTATTCTACAGTAGAGGCAGCAAAACTATTGAATAGGCATAAGGTAACTATTGAAGAATATATTTTGCAGGGCAAAATAAAAGCTCCACAAAAAGTATATCCAATTAGTAATCCAGAAAGTTCATGGTCTAAATATATGTTTAGCGAATCGGACATATTGGACATCCATCAATTTATTATTGATGCTGGATACATCAGAGAATTGCCATCAAGATCAGAATTGCAAGCTCTTCTCAAACATAATTTAATATTGTATACTAAGACCAATGACGGTTCATTTGTACCTGTATGGAAGGCGGAATAGTGGAAACTAAGGTGAAGGTAGATCTTTCGTTTACTCGTAACTTGGGTAATTACGAAAGCATTAAAATTGGCATAGGCATTGAAGACTTTGTTCGTGATGGAGAAAATGCTGATACTGCAACAGAGCGTGTGTATAAGTTTGTAGAAGACAAATTGATTGAAAAGACTCGTGAGGTTGAAGAGGAACTAAAACGTGGCAAATGAGAAAGAGCCTTATGTTTTAATAGGACTATACGAATCTTTATATAAGGAGAAGTATAATAAAAAGCCACGCCTAAATAAATTCCGTGAAAAATGGGCTATGCAAGATGTCATTGATAGTGTAGGATATGAACGTGCAAAAGAATTGCTTATCTATTATTTTAAGACTGGTAAGTCTGGGCATCCGCTCAACTTCTTCTTTTATAACTTTGATAAGATAGATATTTTAAAGAATGAGATTGATAGAGATAAGGAAAAGCGTCGCATGCTGCGAGAGGCTACAAAGAAAATGGTGGAAGGCGAAGAATGAATACAGAAGCAGAATTACTATCTTCCGTATGTAAGAATAAAGATATAAGTGTATTACTTGCAGATAATGTAGATGAGATCTTTACATCCCATGCCGATATTTGGAATAGCCTAAAAACATACTATTATAAATTTAAAGCAGTTCCAGAAGTAGGCATTCTTATGGAGCGTCATAAAGACTTTGAGCCAGTTGATACAAATGCACAGACTGGATACTATTTAGATAAACTTAAAAATGAATATCTGACTAATAAGCTTAAGAGCATTATTATTCAATCTGGGTCTTCTCTAAAAGAAGATGCTGCATCAAGGGTTCTTGCAGAAATGCAATCTAAGCTCGCAAACCTTTCTAAGTTTACAAATAATGTTCGTGATATTGATGTCACAGATCTTGAAGCAGCAGAGAATCATTTCCTTTCGGTAAAAGAGCGTTCTGCAGCAATGGGCGGAAGCCCAGGAATTCTAACTGGGTTTGATGCAATTGATAAAGCATATCCTACTGGTATGGCTCCAGGACACTTAATTGTTGCTATTGGTTGGCCAGGACGTGGTAAGACATGGTTTACTTCCTATCTTGCATGTAAGGCATGGGAACAAGGATTCAAGCCAATGATTGTATCTCTTGAGATGTCTCCAGAAAATATGCGTGACCGTATATACACAATGCTTGGCTCAGGATTATTCCGTGCCAGCGATTTTTCAAAAGGCGATATCGATGTAGATACATTTAAGTCTTGGGGTAAGAAGAAGTTTGAGGGAAAGAATTCATTTGTCCTAGTATCAAATGAGGGTACTGCAGAGGTTACACCTGCAACTATTCAGGGAAAGATTGATCAGCATAAACCAGATTTAGTTATTTTAGATTACCATCAATTGTTTAATGATAATAAGCGGAGCATGTCAGAAGTTGAGCGTAACCGTAACATATCTCGTGAATTTAAGCTGTTAGCAGTTTCTAATAATATTCCAGTAATTGATATTACTGCAGCAACAGCAGATGATATTTCTGACCAAGACGAGCCACCTATGATGTCTCAGGTAGCATGGTCTAAGGCAATTGAGTATGATGCTGATATGGCTATGGCTATCCACAGATATCCAGGAACTAATATGATTGAAGTTGTTTCACGCAAGAATAGGCATGGACACGAGTTTGATTTCTACCTTGATTGGGATATTAATCGTGGTGTTATTAGCCCTATCTATGAAAATCTTCCAGATATGAAGAGCGGAAATGAATAGAAAGATAAAGACATTTGGTCATGATGGGGAATTCCTAGACGATTCTGTTGTTATGATATCAAGGGTGGCAGCAGAAAATGCTGTTATGCATGAAATGCGGGATAAGGGTTATGCAAGGATACTAGATCTTGACGTAGGCTGGTATACACAGTATGATTCTGTAATTAATAAATGGGAATATGCTATTAGAATATATGGCATATATGTTGGTAAAAGAAAGGCACGTGAATGCGAGGGATGGTCACAAGGAAAATTGATTCCACGATCTACACACCAGCACATGTTAAAGCAGTAGTTAAATCGCTTGGCATAGAAATAGTTGGAGAAACTAATAATGATTTCCTATGCTACTGTCCGTTTCATTCTAATCGCCATACTTCAAGCTTTAGCGTAAGCAGAGAAAAGGGTGCTTATATTTGTTTTAACCCAGCATGCGGAGAGGCTGGCACATTAAATGAACTAGTTAAAAAAATCTTAAATAAGAATGAGTATGAGACAATCAGATACATCGCTTCTAAAGAAGCTGAATCTGTAGAGAACTTTGATGAAGTCATGGCCAATATGTTTGAAGATAAACCAGAGTTTAATGAGTTTCCACAAGAAACTTTAGACCAATTATATAATAGACTTGGCGCTTCTGAAGATGCTAAAGCATATTTAATTTCTCGTGGTATTAATGAGCAATCTATGCACGACTTTAAATTAGGATATTCTGAAAATATGGACATGGTTATTACCCCAGTTCATAGCCCAGACGGAATACCAATTGGATTGGTTGGAAGATCCATTAAAGATAAAGCATTTAAGAACAGCACCAATCTTGCTAAAAGCAAAACATTATTTAATATTCATCGTGCCAAAAAAATAGGTGGGCACGTAATCATTGTAGAATCTAACTTTGATGCAATAAGAATTCATCAGGCTGGATTCCCAAATGTTGTTGCAACATTAGGAGGTTTTCTTTCTATTGAACAACAAAACTTATTGAATAGATATTTCAATAAGATAACAATTATGACAGACGCAGATTTGGCTGGCAGGGAATTAGGCCTGAGCATAGCCAATAAATTACGTAATAAAGACATCTTGTGGGCTTCGTATGAATATGGTAAGATATACCCACATGATGCAAAAGATGCTGGCGATATGACTGATGAAGAAATTGTAGCTTGTATTAAAAATTCTGTATCCGATATAGAATACAGAACCTGGAATTCGTGATATAATAAAATGACAGATGGATATATACCATCAACTATAAAGGAGAAACATAAATGGGTATCGTAAAGGGACTAAAAGGCTTGAATGCAGTTATGGACAAGCCACAGTCAAATTCAGAAGGTAGCAAGGCTCGTTGGGTAAAACTTGAAGATGGAGAAAGCGTTAAGATTCGTTTTCTTCAGGAACTAGATCCAGATTCACCAACATATAATGAAAAGCTTGGGCTGGGCTTTATTGCAGTCGAACACACAAATCCAAAAGATTACCGTCGCAAAGGTCTTTGCTCTATGGAAGATCAAGGTAAGTGCTGGGGTTGTGAGCAACACCGTAAGGACTACAAGGCAGGTTGGAAGGGTCGTTCACGACTTTATATCAACGTTCTAGTAGACGATGGCAAAGAAGAGCCATATGTTGCAATTCTTTCGCAGGGTTCAAGCGGCAAGACAGTTACACCTACACTTATTGAGTACGCAGGAGAAATGGGTTCAATCACAAATCTAATGTGGCGTATTAAGCGTAGCGGTACAAAAACAGACACAAGTTACACAATCATCCCCCTTGCAAAGGATGAAGCAGCATTTGATGCATCAACACTAGAACTATATAAGCTGGAAGAGACAGCAGTTCGTGATCTTCCTTATACAGAACAAGAAGCTTTCTTTAATGGAGAAGGCGGAAATTCAGAGTCGGATTCAGCAACTAGTAGCAATCTAGACTGGTAATAACTAATTAAAGGCGGAGAATTAATGTCATTCACACATTTACATGTGCATTCATACTATTCATTAATGGATGGCCTTAATTCTCCTGCCGAATTAGCACAAGCAGCAAAGGATGCTGGGCAAACAGCATTAGCAATTACTGATCACGGGACATTATCATCTCACCGTGATATGCAAATAGCATGTAAAGAAATTGGTATCAAGCCCATTCTTGGGGTAGAAGCATATATCTCGCCAACCGATAGATTTGATAAGTCTTCAAAAACAGATAAATCAATTCAGGCATACAACCATATTATTTTATTGGCTAAGAATCAAAAAGGATTAAGTAATATCCATGCATTGCAAGAATTAGCATGGAACGAAGGCTTTTATCATAAGCCAAGAATAGATAGAGAGATATTAAAAGAATATGCGGAAGGTATTATCGTTCTTACTGGATGCCTTAATGGGCTTATTAGTAAGTGTATCGAACGTGGCGATTTATCGGATGCCAAACTTTTACTCAAAGATTTTAGTAAAACTTTTGGCGAGGATCTATATGTGGAAGTTCAGTCTCATAACCCAAAAGAAATCAACGAAACGCTACTTCAATTAGCTGATGAATTAAAAATTAAGGCGGTAGCAACAGGAGACGCCCACTTTGCTAAAGGCGAAGATAGAATTCTAGAAGAAGCAATGCTTATTTTATCAACTTCTCCAAAAGCTGATAAAGAGGCAGACTTTGAAATGTCTCGTCAGATGAAGAATATGTTAGATAGATTTAATTATCTTTATCCTGACCGTCGTATTTCATTTCAAGATTATAATTTATTTATTCAGACTCGCCAAGAAATTGAGGCGGATTTTAAACAGGCTGGAATTAATAGGACTGACATATTTGATAATACTATGGAGATAGCCTCTAAAATTGGAGAATACGATTTTAACAGGGGTCTAGATCTTCTACCAGTACCTAAGACCAATGCTGATAAGAAACTGGCTGAGATGGCCTTAGAAGGCCTTAAACGCCTATCCCTAGATCAGGATAAGGTCTATGTAGACAGGCTTGAAGAAGAGTTATCTGTAATTAAGGATAAAAAATTTGCATCATATTTCTTAGTTGTAGCAGATATGATTAATTGGGCAAAGACAAATAATATTATGGTAGGTCCAGGTCGTGGTTCTGCTGCTGGATCTTTAGTTTGTTATACATTAGGTATTACAGATGTAGATCCAATTAAATATGACCTACTCTTTTTCCGATTTATTAACCCAGAGCGTAATGACTTTCCAGATATTGATACAGACTTTGAAGACCGCCGTCGCAAAGAGGTTAAAGATTATCTAAAGAAGAAGTTTAAGCACGTCGCTTCCATTTCTACATTTACTTATTTTAAGGATAAAGGTGTAGTTCGTGATGCTGCTCGTGTATTCATGGTCCCCCTTGGAGAAGTTAATAAGGCGTTGAAGTCTGTAGATACATTTGAAGACTTTGTAGAATCTCCAAACACAAAAGAATTTAGATTAAAGTATCCAGAAGTTACTTGGCTTGCAGAAAAACTACGTGGAAAAATTAGAAGCGTTGGAGTTCATGCTGCAGGAGTAGTTGTGGCAAAAGATGATATCAGAAAGTATGCTCCAGTAGAATCTCGTGAAGATGCTCAGGATAAAGTATCAGGAAGAATTCCAGTTGTTGCATATGATATGGACACAGTAGCAGATATTGGTCTTATTAAGCTTGATGCTTTAGGCTTAAAAACATTATCCGTTATTTCTGATACATTAAAATCTATTAAGGATAGACACGGTAAAACAATAGAGTTGTCTAAGATTCCACTAGACGATAAAAATGTTTATGGAATGCTAAGCGAAGGATATACAAAGGGAGTGTTTCAGGCTGAAGCAACTCCTTATACAAACCTATTGATGAAAATGGGTGTTAGCACATTTGAAGATTTAGCAGCATCAAATGCTCTCGTACGTCCAGGAGCTATGAATACTGTTGGTGCTTCATATATTAATCGTAAGCATGGAAATGAGGCTGTAAAATATGTTCACCCAATTATGCAGCCATTTATTTCAAACACTTATGGCGTAATTATTTATCAAGAGCAGGTTATGCAGGCCTGCGTATATCTTGGCGGAATGACTTGGTCCGAAGCGGACAAGGTTCGTAAAATTATTGGAAAGAAGAAAGATGCAAAAGAATTCGACCAATTCAAAGATCAATTTATTGCTGGCGCTGAAAAACATATTAGCAAAAAAGAAGCCCAACATCTTTGGCACGATTTTGAGGCCCATGCGGGATACTCGTTCAATAGGTCTCACGCTGTCGCTTACTCTATGCTTTCTTATTATACCGCTTGGCTTAAGTTTTATTATCCTTTGGAGTTTATGTTCTCCCTTCTTAAAAACGAAGGAAACAAAGATACAAGAACAGAATACCTTATCGAAGCAAAGCGACTAGGGTTGAAGGTTAGACTTCCGCACGTTAATGAGTCAGATGTTTACTTCTCTCTTAAAGAAGATGCAATTGTTTTTGGACTAGCTGAAGTAAAATTTATTTCAGATAGTATCGCAAATAAAATTATTGAAAAAAGACCATACAAAGATTATGATGATTTAATTGAAAAAGCATCGAAAAAAGGAAGTGGAATAAACAGTCGTGCAATTGCTGCATTAAATGCAATTGGTGGAGCGGCATTTCAAGATAACCCTAGATCAGGAAAAGAAAAAGATAATTATTATGAGTATCTAGGAATTCCTACATTCAACTTAGATCTTCCACCTAGAATTAAAGCACAGGCAAGACCTATTGAAGAGTTTGATGAATTAGGCTCCTTTATTATGTTTGGAATGGTTAAAAACATTAAGCGTGGAAATGGGTGGGCAAGAGTAGAGCTGGTTGATGAAACTGGATCAATCGGCTTATTCCATAATGAGCAAACCCCAATTGAGACTAATCAGATGTACTTCATTCTTGTAGGAGACAATAGAATTGCAAGATATGTCAAGGTAAGCGATATATCAAAAGAATCAAAGGATATGTTTGTCGATTATCTATATCGAAAAGAATACGACCTTGCTGAAAAAGAGTATGTTGTGATAGACTTCACACCGTATAAAACAAAGGCTGGCAAAATGATGGCTCACATCGTAATGTCAGATAAAGATAAAAATCTAACTAGAGCTATTGCTTTCCCTACTATGTATAAAATAGCTCTTGCCAAAATGCGGGAAGGCATGAAGTGCCAAGTCATTCTTTCTAAATTAGATGACGGTACATTAAATATTAAGGAGATAAAGTGACAGAAGATCTAGAAGGGATTATACAGGCCATTAGCATCAATCAGGTACTAGTTGCCTTATTAGAAGAATACGGTAAATTAACCGTACCCTCTATAAAATTTTTAGATGCAGCAAAAAATGATAAAGAGTTAGTTATTGACTATGATGAGGAAGGCCCATCATTTACGTTTAGTTTAAGGGATAAAAATGAGTAATCAAATTGTTACTGAGTATGGGTTAGATGCCCTAGCAGCAGTTTTACATGAGACAGCAAGAGAAAAGGGATTTTGGGATGGAGAATATACCCATGACAAAATTGGAAATAAGCTTGCCCTAGTTCATTCAGAAGTAACTGAAGTTCTTGAGGCTATTAGAAAGTCTCAAGGATCCGAAAAAGTAGTAGAAGAAATTGCTGATACTATTATTAGGTTGTTAGATGTATATGCAGCAATGAGAAATGAAGAAGCAGTTCTTCATAGTCTTGACGAAGTTTTGCATAATAAAATGGAAAAAAATAAATCTCGTCCACCCCTTCACGGCAACCTGTTCTAAATGGTATAATGGTAGAAAGAGAAAAGATAAATAAATGACAATTGTATTAGATGAAGTATTGGCAAAATTAGATCCAAAAACAAGAGCAAGAGTTCAATCAGCACAAGAAGTTCAAGTACATAAGCAGGCTACCCCAAGTATTGGGCTTAATATGGCATTGCGTGGCGGACTTCCTTATGGTCGACAGGTTCTTGTTTGGGGTAATAAGTCTGCTGGAAAATCCTCTTTCTGCTTGCAAATGATTGCAATGGCACAAAAAGAAGGAAAGACTTGTGCTTGGATAGATGCAGAAGCATCATATGATCCAGCATGGGCAGAGCAATTAGGAGTAGATTCTTCAAAACTTATTTACTCTCCTGCAAAAACAGTAAATGATATGGTAGATGTTGCTACTAAGTTGATGGAAGCAGAAGTTGATCTAATAGTTGTTGATTCTATTTCTGCTCTACTACCAGCAATCTATTTTGAAAAAGATGGAAATGAATTAAAAGATTTGCAGGATACAAAGCAAATCGGCGCTGAAGCAAAGGATATGACCCACGCAGTCAAGATGTTAAATTATGCAAACAAAAACACATTACTTGTTCTCATCTCACAACAACGAAATCAGTTTGGATCTATGCATGCTAGTCACATCCCCACAGGTGGAATGGCAGTCAAGTTCTTTAGCACCACTGTCATTAAACTCTGGTCGTCTGAAGCTGAAGCTAATGCTATTAAGGCTGGTGTTAAAGTGGGCGACAAGATTATCGAACAAAGAGTCGGAAGACCAGTTAACTGGATTGTTGATTACAGCAAAGTCTCACCCCCTAATCTTTCGGGACAGTACGACTTTTACTACCAAGGGGAAGTTCTTGGTGTAGATGGTGTCGGAGAAACTCTTGATGTTGCAGAAATGTGCGGAGTCGTGGAAAAAGGTGGCGCTTGGTACACCGTGGATGGGGAGAGATTTCAAGGACGTGCAAAAGCGGTGCAATACCTTCGTGATAATCCAGAAGTAGTATTAAAATTACAGGATCAGATCAATGCCAAATCTTGATGAGTTTATTGGCCCTAAGCCAGAAAAAATATACAAGGTAGAGTTAGAAAAAATTGGTGGAGCAAAGCCATGCTCTAAATGTGAAAAAGATTCAGAAGAAACTTTTTGGGATCCAATAAATTTAATTATGTCATGGACATGCATTGATGGTCACTCAAATACATTTAAGGTTAACTAATGTCAGAGAGGTCAGAAGCAAAACGTGATGGAGCTAAACAACAAAAAAACAGTGGACGTGGTGATTATCAGAAGGGTGACGCTACGTGGAAATCTTTCGTGGTGGATTATAAAGAATACGAAAAATCGATCTCTATCTCGCAAAGTATTTGGTCTAAAATTTGTACAGATACTTTTAAAGTTAGCAGGGATAAGTATCCTGTACTCAAGATCATCCTTGGCAAAGACAATAGCAAAACGAGGCTTGCTGTGATTGAATGGTCATTGCTAGAGCAATTAGTAGAAGAATGGGAGAAAAAAGATGTCTAGTGGAAAAAGAAATAATAAGCATCCATTTAATCCAACTCAAATAAAAAATGGAAGAATTGTCAGGCTTAGAAAAGATGGGACCGTAAAGGCGGATCTTGGCCCATATAAGAAAAAGGTAAAAAAATGAAAGAAATTATTTTATCAACATTAACAGGTTTTTTGTGCGGAGCTGTATTCAGTATAGTTAAATTACCTGTTCCAGCACCGCAGGTTTTTGCAGGCATCATGGGTATTTTTGGTATATACCTTGGTTATGATTTTATTAGAACATTTGGCTTATGGCTAGAAGCGTTTAGGAGATTCATATCATGATTCAATTTTTATTTGGATTGATGCTAGGATTTATAATCGGGTATCCTTTAGGGCTATGGGCAATTGATTATACAAGGAGATACAATGAGCGACAAAAGTAGTCTAGAGTTAATTAGTGATATTACAGAATTTAATGACCTTCATGAGTATATGAAGGATGATCAGCTAGACAAGGCTTTGGCTATTGTGGTAAAGCTTCTAATGAATCCTGATGTTCCTGCTGCTAAAGCCCCACATTTAATTATTGAATTACAAGCTATGTCTACAAAGTTCTCAATGCTTGCTGCTGTATACTCTACAATTGCTAAAGACAAAGCGGGAACAGTAAACAATAATAAGAAGAACGTATACTATTCAGCAAAGGAGTCGATAGACAAACTCGTGGATGCCCTCAAGTATGTCGTTCGTTATAATGGCTAGAGATATTGTAAAGAATCTTAAATTTAAAAAGTATGAAGGCAAATTTAATGTAGAAGAGTTTGCTCAGATGCTAGATGATGCCTATAAGGCTACAAAAAGACCTGATGGGGAGATGACAAAAAAATCATTCAGTCCCAGTAGTCTTGGTTATGGTCATGGAAACTGCCCACGATATTGGTATATGGCATTTAGCGGTGCACATTTTATAGACAATAATGATGCTACTGCTGTAGCAAATATGGCATATGGAACACAGGCTCATGATAGATTGCAGAAGTTAATTGCTGGACAGTCTTCTGATTTATTTAAGACTAACTCCATGAAAGATGTCAAAACTGAAATAGAAATTACTAATGAATATCCACCAATTCGTGGGTTTATCGACCTTGTTATTAATTGGGACGATGAAGAAGTAATTGGTGAAATTAAAACTGCTAAACAAGAAGTGTGGGATACAAGGCAGGCAGAGATGTCTCCATCAGCAAACCATATGCTTCAACTACTTACATATATGAAACTTCGTAATGCTAAAGAGGCATTCTTCTTATATGAAAATAAAAACACTCAAGAAATTCTTCTTATTCCAATTCAAATGACCCCTAAAAATAAAAAGATTATCGATGATCTTTTTGTATGGATGTGCGAGGTTTGGGATAATTTTAAAGAAGGCGACATTCCGATGAGGCCTTTTGTTAAAACAAGTTATGCATGTAAAAATTGTCCAATTAAAAAAGAATGTTGGGCTGGAGAAACTGGAACTATACAAATTGAAGCCTATGAGGTTCCTAAATTATGATTTGTGCGAATCAAGAATGTGCTAAAGAATTTGAGGCAAAAACTCATAATCAAAAGTATTGCACAGATGAGTGTTGCCGTGTTGCAACAAATAGACGCATTATGGAAAAGTACTATGAAAAAAAGGCTATTAGGAATGGTGCTAGGCGAGGATGTAAAAAGTGTGGGGCACAGTTAAGTAGGTATAATGAATCTAATTTGTGTTCTGCGTGTAATAGAAAAGTAAATCAGGATCAAAGATCTAGGCTGTTGGGGATGATAAATGAAATTAGCTGAGCTAGTAAAAACAAAGGCTAGCCGTGTTCTTGGCATAGATGCATCTACAAATTCCGTCGCATTTTGCCTTATGGAAAACGATAAGCCTTTAAAATGGGGGAAAATAGAATTTGCTGGAGCAGATATATATGAAAAAATATATGACGCTAAATTAAAAATGCATGCAATGTTAGATGAATTAAAGTCTGATTATATTGCAGTAGAAGGAGCAGTCCTTGTCAGATCCCCTGATGCCGTGATAAAATTATCATATGTCTACGGTGTTGTTATTGCTGAGCTTATGTCTACTGGGGCTAGTGTTATTACTATATCTCCTACATCTTGGCAGGCATATATTGGAAATAAAAACCCAACAAAGATGGAGAAAGACAAGCTTAGGTTTGAGAATCCAGGATATGCTGACTCCTGGTACAAAAACAAGATGCGTCAAATTAGGAAACAAAGAACTGTAGATTATTTTAATAATAAATATGGATTAAAGCTTGAAGATTTTGATGTGGCAGATGCATTCGGCATTGCTCATTATTCTAACACGGTGCTAACAGAAAGATGAAACTTTATCAAAGTAAGGATTGGCTATATCGCAGATATATAGTACAAAAGAAAACTGTTACAGAAATTGGAACAGAATGCGGGGTCTCTGCTATGACTATACAGAGGTATCTAGAAAAGTTCGGACTAATTAAAAAATGATAGAAAAAAAGATTTGGCAGACGTACGAGACACCATTTGATGCCCTTCCAGATTATGCTAAATTTAGTATTCAAACATGGAAGGACAATAACCCAGACTGGGATCACGGATATATGAGTGGTCCAGACAGAGAGCAGTTCTTTAAAGATAATTTTTCAGAAGAAATTTATAACACATACATTAATCTTCCATTAGGAGTTATGAAAGCTGGGCTTTGGAGATTTGCAATTCTTTATATTAATGGCGGAATTTATGCTGACATGGATACACATTGTAAAGTTCCAGTAGACTCATGGTTAAATCAGGATTACGATATGATGCTTGATATCGAAAGAGATACCCCATGGTTAGCAACACAAACTATTGCTTCACGGGCTGGTCATCCTTTACTAAAAGCAGCAATAGATCTTTGTGTTGAAAGAGTCGGAGACGGCATTATTCAGCATAACCATATGGTTCATTATTATACAGATGTTCAAATGTTTACAGATGCCATGTATCGTGAATTAGGCGTAGAGCCATATCAAAAACATATTAACCAGTGGGCTCCAGAATTAATGGAAATGCCTTATCTCAAAGACAATAAAGTTCATATTTTTCATGGTCAAGACGCAAAGCGACTTCTTGATAAAGACGTAGTTCATTTATATTGGGGAGATGACAGAGAAGAAGGCTGGATTGCATGGAAGAAAGATCCAATGGTAAATCAATCTTATCCTAATGGATTTAATCCTCACGATTGGAAAGAGTAATGCATACCATAGGAGTATTGCCAGCTTCTGGCAAAGCATCTAGGATTGGCGGAATTCCGAAGTTCTGCTTGCCAATATCAGACGAGAGGTCTTTGCTTCAGTGGCATGTAGAACAAATGCTTGAAGTTTGTGACGAAGTTCGTGTTGCTACAAGACCTGAGTGGGTTCCAATAGTTCAAAACATGGACATGAATGTTAAACTAATAGTACGTGAACCATCTACTATGTCTGATGCAATTAAGTTTATGATAGGCGAATATAATGATACCGTTGTTGTAGGAATGCCAGACACATACATTCTTAATGCTCCAGTAAATATTTATAAAGAAATGATGAAAGAAGATAAGGCAGATCTAGTTCTTGGCATATGGGAATGTAATGATGAATTAAAAGGAAGAGTAGGACAGGTTAAAGTTTCTGATGGTAGGGTAATTGGATCTGAAGATAAGGTAGATAATTGTGACTACCCAGACATGTGGGGCACTATGCTATTCCGAAAAAATATGATAAGATACTTAGATCCTAAATTAGACCATCCAGGAAAACAATTAAAGGAATGGATAAGCGAAAGCACAAATATTAGGGCGGTAAGACCAGGCGGGAAATATATGGATATTGGAACGCTAAGAGGATTAAAACAATTATACAAGGAGATGGATAATGCTTGAACCAGTATTCCCAGACGTAAATCAATTTAGGTGTGAAGATTTATATCTGCTTACAGTAGGTACAGAAGCAGGCAAAGAAATTCTTGAAACATGCCATGAGATTGCACATATGTTGGTCAAAAAGAATATCGCATACGGCAATTCAGCCCTTGATCCTGTACGAATATTTTCAAAGGCGGGACCAAGAGAGCAACTACATGTCCGTATTGATGATAAATTAAATAGACTTATGAAGGGTACAGATTATCCAGGAGATAACGATATTGACGATTTGATTGGATATTTAGTCCTATTAAAGATTGCCAAGCAAAAATCTAGTTGATTTTTTAGTCAACTAAGATTATAATGTATATATATGGAAATTGAATTAGCTGATCATTATGATCGCATGAACAAGGTAGTAGAGGAATTACTTAAAGGTAATAACCCTACCCAGATTGCCTCTGTGACGGGCTTTAAACGGTCAGAGGTTATAGAGTATATAGATGAGTGGAAACAGGTCGTAAGAAGCGATTCTGGGGCTCGTGAGAGGGCTAAAGAGGCTATCTCTGGAGCAGACCAACATTATGCCATGCTCATTAAAGAGGCCTGGAAGACCGTAGAAGACGCAGACACTCAGGGTCAATTAAATGTAAAGGCAACGGCATTAAAACTAATTGCAGACATTGAAGGCAAACGCATAGGCATGCTTCAGGAAGTAGGCTTACTAGATAATGCAGAGCTTGCCACACAATTGGCGGAGACAGAACGCAAACAAGATATTCTTGTAAAGATTTTAAAAGAAGTTACGGCTACCTGTCCAAAATGTAAAATGGAAGTTGCCAAGAGATTGTCACAAATTACTGGGATAGTAGAGCCAGTTGAGATAATTGAGGAAGTAAGTGGATCTTAATTTTAATGATCTCATTGATATCCTAGATGGAGAGGAATTTGATGAAAGACCAGTCGACTTACGAACATTCGTTACAAGCCCAGACTACCTCGGACTTCCCCCATTATCGGAGTACCAGTATACACTCATTGAGAAAAGCAGCCAGATCTATAAAGAATCAACCCTTATCAAACTCTTTGGAGAAGAAGAAGGAAAACGAAGATTCAAACAAACCTGCAATGAAGTAATTGCTCAATTAGGCAAGGGTAGCGGAAAAGATTATTGCTCAACCATATCGGTATCATATATAGTATATTTACTATTGTGCCTAAAAGATCCAGCAACATATTACGGCAAGCCTCCTGGAGATACAATTGATATCATTAATATTGCTGTTAACGCAGCACAGGCCAACAATGTTTTCTTTAAAGGATTTAAGACAAGAATAGACAGGTCTCCATGGTTTACTGGAAAATACGATCCTAAAGCTTCTGAAATCAGATTTGATAAGAGTGTAAATGTTTATTCAGGACACTCTGAGCGTGAAGCGTTCGAAGGTTATAACGTTATTGCCGTAATCTTAGATGAGATCTCAGGCTTTGCCACTGAGAACACAACTGGTCATGACCAAGCAAAGACTGCTGATGCTATTTACGATATGTACCGTGGATCTGTTGTATCTCGTTTCCCAGACTATGGTAAGGTTATTCTGCTTTCGTTTCCCCGCTTTAAGAATGACCCTATTCAAAAATTTTATGATTCAGTTGTGGCGGAAAAAGAAACTATTATAAGAACTAAAGTATTAAAAATGGATGAGAACCTGCCAGATGGAACTGTAGGAAATGAAGTAACTGTTGAGTGGGAAGAAGATAATATTATTTCATATACTATTCCTAAAACTTATGCGATTAAAAGACCTACATGGGAAATTAATCCAACTAAAAAAATTGAAGATTTTAAAGTAGAGTTTTATAAGAATATGCCAGATGCTCTTAGCCGATTTGCTTGCATGCCACCAGAAGCTGTGGATGCGTTTTTTAAATCTCGTGAAAAGATTGAAAAGGCATTTAGCAATATGGCACTAGCGGTGGACGGATTTGGAAGACTAGAACCTTGGTTTGCACCAGACCCAGATAAAGAATACTTTATTCACGTAGACCTTGCACAAAAGCATGACCATTGTGCTGTAGCAATGTCGCATGTAAATAAATGGGTAAATGTAAAAGTAACAGATACATACTCTCAACCAGCTCCAATTGTTGAAGTAGACGCTGTTAGATATTGGACTCCTACGGCAGATAAATCTGTTGACTTTACAGAAGTAAAAGATTATATACTCTCATTAAGAACTGCAGGATTTAAGATAAGAGTTTGTACATTTGACAGATGGAATTCTCACGACATGATGCAACAGCTAAAAGCTTATGGAATTAACACAGAAACTTTGTCAGTTGCAAAGAAGCATTATGACGATATGGCTATGGTTGTTCTGGAAGAAAGACTTTCTGGTCCACATATTCCGTTATTGATTGATGAATTATTGCAATTAAAAATTATGAAAGATCGTGTTGATCACCCTAGAAAAGGTTCTAAAGACTTAGCGGACGCCGTTTGCGGATCTATTTATAATGCTATTAGTAGAACTAAAGTAGATACATTAAATGAAATAGATGTACATACGTATGACAGCATTAAATGGGATAATGAAGAAGAATATGTAAAGAAAATGAATGTAATTGTGGCCCCTAAGATGCCTAAAGAATTGGCGGCAATGATAGAAGGAATGGAAATAGTATGAGTATATATCAAGATAAAGCTAAAGAGTGTAAATGTTGTGGAAAACATGTGCCGCTGCCTACAGTATTAAAAGAGTATAACGGTATCCTGCTTTGCCCAACCACATTCTCTAATGTAATAGAGTATAAAAGAATATGGAAAAGCGCAGGCAATAGGCCAGCAGGCAATATTAGGAAACATTTTTCTGACTATGTACAGCAAATAGTGGAGTCTACTATTGACAAAAATGAAGATGGTAGCCTACAATAGGCATAAGCCAGAAAGAGTATAATAGACACATGGATAATGATGATATGAGGCTAGAGCACTATATTGAAATAGGCGCAGTAGAAATCGCTGGCGTTAATGAAGATGGCGAGATCATATTTGCCATAAACGAAATTGCAAAAGATATTGCCCCAGAATTATGGCAGGCCCATACTGATTATGTAGATAAAACTTTAATTGATCTTTATGAAGCAGGATATGTAAAAGTTGAATATGACGAAAATCTAGAAGCCATGATAAGTTTAAATCAAGAAGGATTCAAAATAGCAAAAGATCTAGGCATAATCCCAATGGATATGCCAGAAATTCCAAATGATTAGGAGAAAAAATGCCATATAAAGTTGAACAAGGTGTAGCAGGATGTAAAGGGTATGCCGTAGTAAATGATAAGGGAGAACTAAAGGGTTGCCACTCTGGACGCTCAGCAGCCTTAGCACAAATGAGGGCTCTTTACGCTGCCACCGCAGACGAAAATAAAATGAAGGATAAAAAGAAAAAGATTTTGTAGACTTAAAAAATCTACTTTGATATAATATATGTGGGTCGCCAATAGGGGCCCACATATTAACTTATTCGCTTGAAGGAGGAATAAAATGGTAACAACCTATACATGGGACCTTTTCAAGGATCCCTTTTTTATTGGCTTTAATCGTGAACTAGATAGACTAACTAGAGTTCACAGCCACGCATCAAACTCTACATAC